AACGGCACTGGAGATATACAGATCACAAATTGAGCGAGCCCTCTCTATATAACTTTTTGTGAGAAATCACAAATAAATTTGAAATTTCTTCCGAAAATATCTATAACTCTTTATAGATGAGCGGTTTTATGCCTACAACACGTCTTATATATTCGTCCCGCGGTGGTTCTGGCGGCGTTACACGCGATGCTGTGAAGCGTCGGGTGAAACCCATCCATACGATATATACAACCCTAAGTTCGTTGGCATCACAGCTCTTTGGTGATTCAGCATTTACTGGCGCCGAGTATAATCTCTTAAAAGTGCGGGATACGCTCAATGCTGAGTCCATCTTCCGGCGCGTTGTTGACAAATATCAGGAACAGATATGGAAGGGCGAATGGAAGTTTGTAAGCAAGTCCCTTGCGAATGTTAGCTATATCAAAAAGCGCTTTCGTGAAATTGCAGAAGTATCAGAGATTCCAACACAGGAGCTCTTCGAGCGGATTTCCAGACAGCTCATCATTTACTCGAACGCTTTTATAGTCAAAGTACGGAATCCTGATGCTAGCACGGGACGGGTGCGTCGTGACCTTTCAGGAAAGAAACTTCAACCTGTGGCAGCTTGGTTCCCCCAGCCTGTGGAGTATATGGAAATCAAACGTGATGTGAGGACGGGAAAAGTAAAAGAGTACCGGCTCACGACGGACCCGGAGACACACTGGAAACCGGATGAGGTGATCCACTTCACTCTCCATCGCCAGGAGGGATACTCTTTTGGAACGCCAGTGATTATTCCGGTTCTTTCGGATATTGCGGCTCTGAGACAGGTTGAGCATAGTGCTAATATCCTTGTTTTTCAACATGCAATTCCCCTTCTTCATTTCAGTGTTGGTGACGATGAAGACCCTGGTGAGAAAACCGAGATCGATGAGTTGAACACAACTGTCCAGGAGATGCCGACTTACGGTCATCTCGTTACAACGAATCGTGTGGACATCACCGTTATCGAAGCTAAGCATCAGGCCACAGATATGACACCGATCATGGAATATTGGAAGACGCGAGTCCTTAGTGGCCTTGGCGTAAGTGCTGTTGGACTCGGCGAAGCCAATACGAGCAATCGAGGCACTGCAACAACTGTGGTTGAGGAGTTCCAGAATACAGCCGCGTCATTCCAGCGTGCCATTGCATCGTTGGTTGGTAACTATATGATTCGTGAACTTCTCGCCGAACACGGTATATCGCCGATACGAATAGATGAAAATCGCGTGGTCTCTCTCTTCCTTCCAGAGATCGATCTGGTGAATAAGATCAAGGCAGAGACCCACGTTATGTATAAATGGGAACACAACGCAATCACTCAAGAAGAACTCAGGATCGGTTTGGGTCTCGAGCCCTTAGATGATGAAGAGCGCGAAGATACGTATCTTCATCGCGTTAGTGTCCCTCTGATTCTTGCAAAAGCAGGCCTCGATGAGGAGCCTGGTGATCCCGACACAAATAACAAACAAAAACCTGAAAATCAGTTCGGAAAGAAGGAGGGTCCAACAAAAGCATTGAATGATAAACTGCGGACGTCTGACCAGTCTGCTGACAACAAGCCGGGAGGTACTCCATGATCATCCGCGAATCATTTTCGCTTTCTCCCGAGAACATATATCTTCCAAGTGGAAGATGTATCAAAGACGAACTTTCCACGGGCGGCACTTTACCATGTTCTGCCCCGGACACACTTTTGGTAAAAGTTGCTGGTACTCACGGTGGGTTCGTTAACAAAAATGGCTTCTTCTATAAGCAGTCCGGCATGTCGGTCTCGTATCACACATGGACACGGCCCTTTCCTAAGGCCGTGCTTATCAATCATGCGGAGTACGGTGATTCTATAGGTAGAGTAATCGATGCGCGATTTTCGCTCGATTCTCCGGACTACTACAAGACGAACTTTGGCATCACGTCAAATATTCCCACATGTCATATCGATCTTATCCTGTCTCTTACAAACCAGGATGCAATCGAGAAGGTCATGCGCGGTGAGTATCTCACGGTATCCCAAAGCTCAGTCTGTCTTGATATCACGTGTAGCGCATGCGGTGCAGATATTCTCTCCGAGGAGAGATGCGACCATATGAGAAACAGTAAGTTCGATGAGAAAAGGATTTACTGGATCTTTGGTGTCATGAACTACAACGAGATATCATTTGTCAATGTTCCATCCGACGAGTTCGCAACAATCGAATCGTTTGGAGAGGAAAAAGAAGAAGTCATGGACACATGGTCCTCCGATACGGTGGGCTATGGCACACTCGTCATCATGGACTCATTTAAGGACACGTCTATGCCCAAAGAAAAGCCGAAAAAGGCTGATCCAAAAGAGTGTGAGAACGAAGACTATTCTACCGAAGACAAGGAAATGTTAGAGAAGTTAGAACTGGACGTCGATGTTTTCTTCGACATCCTTTCTGACGTACTCCCCGATGGTATCGTAGACAAGAAACTCTCTGCGGCTGAGCGCAAAGCTCTTCCCGCCAGTGCATTCTGCGGTCCGGAACGGTCATTTCCTGTCAACGATTGCGGTCATGTGATGGCAGCCAAAGCCCGTCTCAAAGGTTACAAAGGCTCTGGAAGCAAGACCAAAATTCTTGCGTGTATCAATGCCGCAGCAAAACGCTTGAAATGTTTTAAGGAAGAGGACCAGATTACACTGGAAAACTTCCTTGATGGCATGGGCATTAGCGACTCTTTTCTCACAAAGAGCGAGCACGAAACCGCCGTCGAGGCGATCCGTGACGAGCTCAATAAGAAGATTGAGGCCCTCGAAACTGCTAATGTTGAAGCCACGGAAAAGGTTACAACCCTGGAAACCGAGGGGAAAGATAACCTGGCCGAACATGTTGCCAATCTGAGACAGGCGATGGGTGGTATTAACGCTGAGCGGTACGAAGCCGTTTTGGTAGAATTGAAGGGGAGATCGGAAGACTCCCTGCGAGACACACTAAAAGATCTGCGCGAGGAGATCGGTGAGAAGGATCTTGGGTCCGTTTCCGATCCCGCGGCAGGTAAACTCAAAGACACAATCCCGAAACCTAGTGATCCGCCGGCCACTCGCGAATTTACAAATCGCAAGGATGCCGTGGAGCATCTGTTTCGTGGAAACACCAAGAAACAGGAGTAGTCGATGGACCTCAACTTTGATCCGTCAAGCAGGAATGTACCCATTCGTGCAAGATTGGATAAGTATGCCGAGAGCCGTCTGCGGCCGAACATCACTACGTCACCGGGTATTTTTTCCGACAGGCCATATCCTCCGTATGTTGCGCTCCCCGTAGCGTTCCAGGATGTCACCACAACGGACTGGGTTGTAATTCCTAAGGGCACGATCGTATCCGCCCTGACGAATGTTTCCGCTGATCCCGCGGTTGGTGAGCTTTCTGGTGTCTATCGTATTGGCGATCCCGATCTTTCTGGTATTGTACACCTAGGCTTAGGTGTCGATGGTACCATGAGGGAAGTCTACATCGATAGCACGTACTGGGGTTACGAAGAGTATATCGCCGGCCTGATGGTTCCCTGTAATGGTGGAACGGCCTCCAATTGGCCCTATACTACCGACGACGTTAGCCAAACCATTGCGGCTAGTGGTTCCTATATCACTGCTGCTAATGTAGTGGCTGGATGGACGCTGCCTCTGGGCGCTAACTATCCACTCGGGGTCGCGTACCAAGATGTCTATCAGGACCTCGAAGGTCGCTATCTCAACTACGAGCTTCACAATCGTAGCATGTTCGGTATCGTTCACGATCACGTGATCGAAATTCCGTACATCAACCTCAACAAATGGGGTACCGATAAGCTCGAAGGTGGCCTGCTACAGGGTAAGACATTCAGCCCCGCTGATGTCACCGTGGCAAACGCCAACGACCTCTATGGTGCCATGTACCGTAAGCACGCTTTCGCGTACTTCACCAACGAAACAACCATGCAGCCTGGCATGTTCCTGAAATCGGACAGCTATGGCAAGTTCATGACCTTCACAGATGACAGCTCTGGTGAAGCCCAGATCGTAGGAAAGATCGTTGTCACCGACACGAGATTCCCGAAGGGTGCACTAGAGTATGTCGACACATACCCGCAATCGCGAGTCCCCGGTACCGATACCGGTGGCCTGCCCTACATTCTGTACGTGTTTGTCTATGACCTCCTGGTCGAATCGGGGATCACCCCCACGCTCAATCAGGTTCTCAAGGCTGTCCAGGGTGGCGGTGTTGGTATGATAACCATTAATCTGCAGGATGCTGAAGGAGAGATCATGGGAAAGATCGAGATTGGTAAGGATCTTTTGCTCTCCGATGAAGAGCAAAAGACAGTCGCGCAGGATCTGCAGGTTCTGGATCGCGTG